ATGATCAGCCTGTAGCAGGTATGCGATCAAAGCCTGCTCATCGATGCGTAGGTTATGCTTGGTCGAGCCTTTGGTATAGCCTCGCACGATACCGCGCTCGATATAGTCGAGGGTATAGTGCTTTAAGCTGTACTCTGAGCAGTTCTCGGTCACGAATTGACGCAGGAAAGTGCGCAGAGGCATAGGCTTGTTGGGCCACTTATAGAGCGCGAGCAAGGTCTGCTTGCGCTTGCGCGTGATGCTACTCCGCGCGATGAGCTGCTCGATGTCAGGTGTCTCTTCGACTCTGGGTGATGGTTGCCTGTGCGTCACGAGCTCAAAGAATTGTGAGACCTCGGTGGCAGAGCACATCGCGCGATCGAGCTCTGCCAAGCTGTGAAAGTATGCGCGACTCATCGGCCCATCTCTGCCGACTGACCGGCCCCAGATCATCACGACTGCAAAAGGTGTATCGTAGTGCATCGCAGCGCTTTGGAAGGGTGCGCGATATATACCGAGCGCGACACACCAGAGCGCCTCGCTTTGGCTCGCGAGCTTTTGCAGGTTGTGCAGTTGGTTGCCCATATGATCGAGCACGCTGTCAAGTATCTCGCCCGGTGATCGATGGTCGTCGATCTTACGATGTCTCGTCTTGACCTCGAGCGCGACCTCTGCCGGGCCGTTGCGCCTTTGCAGTACAAGATCGCAATACTCGCCCGGATCAGGCCAAGCAGGTCGACCCACCTCAAGAGGGCGCTTTGATGTTCGGTAGTTTGCCCAGTCTGCCGACTCGATCACTGAGGTGAGGAGCGCTGCGAATCGGTTATGGATACGCACAGCGCCTGCGCGCATCTGCTCAGGTGTCCAATTAGCAGAGAGCAGAGGCCGGTTGATTTTGAGTTTGTTTTGTGGCATAGCTCTCTCGCTTGTTCTTTGCAGGATCAGTCGGCTTTGTGGCTTTGGTCGGCTGATCCTGCTGAGTCTTTATCAACTAGGTGTTGCGTCTGCTGTAGCATCGCGATGACCTCTGGCACCCCGTCCTCTTTCTTGGTCGTGACCTCGAGCGCCTGCTTGTCACCATATAGATCAGGGCGCAGTTTTGACAGGAGCCACATAAGCGCGCGCGTATCATCCTTGCGCATAGCAGCTCCCCTGAGCTCTGCCATAATTGAGCCCTCGGCTGCGTGTCGTGCGTCCTCGACCTCTGCTTTAAAGTCGTCGTGCTTGCTCATCCAATCATACACAGTTTTACGCACGAGCCCGGCACCGACTGAGGCCGCCTCGATGCTGTGGCCCTCCTCGAGCAGTCCCAGGAATTGCTCGACTTTCTTCTGCCATTTCGGAGCTTTGGGGCCGGTGGTCGCGCGCGCGTTTGGCACCTTTGAGATATTATTACCAGACTCACGAGCTGCGAGCCCTTTGAGGTCATCTTTACTCATCAACTATCTCCCTCAAGATTAACCTTAGCGCTCGGTTGGCGCTGTGGCAGGTGTTCTTGTTTAGACCAAGGTGCTCGGCTCGTGCGTTTACTGTTATGTCGTCAAAATCGAGATAGGTTTCAGCAAGCGCGAGCTGTGTTGGTGTCGTGCATCGCCTGATCATCTCAGCCTTGAGCGTTGCCTTGTCTAGCTCCCAGTCAATATGCGAGAGCTCATCAGGTGCAGCTAAGTGCTCGCGCTCGAGCATCGTCGTGACATAATCATAATCGATGCGACGATGGTTGCGCACATGATTAAGCGCGCGCCTCATCATGGTCGATGTGATCGCAGCGTCAAAGTTTTGAGTGAGATCGATGAGCTTGACGCCTCGATCAAGCATATACAGCACAGTCTCTGAGTAAACGTCTTTTGCGTCGTCGACTGTGAGCCCTACGCGACGCATCGCTACTGAGATTAAGAATCGTTGCAGATCAGCTAAGCGCTCGCCCATAATCTGCGCGCGCTGTCTTTCGTCGGTTGTATTCATTCGTTACTCGCTTATGTTAAGGCCATCTACCCTCACCCCAGGATGCGTCGCCCTGGTTGCCGATCGGGTTCCTCTCTGGCTTTGGGCCTACAAACTCCCAAGTGTCGATGATCACGTCAAGGTCTTGCACCTTGCGACCCTCGCGCTCGTATTGATTTGTTTTGATCTTGCCGGTGATCGCGATGAGCGAGCCAACCTGCACATGCTCGAGTATGCTTGAGCCTGTCTTGTTAAAGGCGACGCATGAAAACCACATCGTGCTTTTCTCGCCACCTTTGAGGCGCTGATTTACTGCGAGCGAGAATGAGGCGATGTCTTTATTCTGCCCTCGAGCCTCGGGTGCTTTTCCTACGTTGCCAATGAGCCAAACTCGGTTCATATTAATCTCCATTCGTGATAAGCGAACGAGGCGAGCGCGCCACCAAACGCGCCCGCCTCCCTCATGACCGCCCTTATTAACACGAGAGGATCGTAAATGATATATGAAAGAATTGCAACACAGTCGGGCTCGGTGCAGCTCGTCGACGTGATGGGGTCGCCTTTGAGCGTAGTGAACAGCGCTCGGGTCTCGATGGGCAAGCAGGTTGATCAGATGAGCGAGGGTGACTGGCGCTTGATCGATTATCTTTGGTCGCACGAGCACACGTCGCCCTTTCGTCATGTGCAGTTTCAGTTTCACCTTAAAGCGCCTGTTTTTGTGCTCAGGCAGTGGATGAAACATCAGGTGGGGTGCGCATGGAATGAAATCTCGGGCAGGTATGTTCAGTTTGATCATGAGGCTTGGAGCCCTGACGCATGGCGAGCGCAAGCCGACAAGATCAAGCAAGGCTCAGCCGGGCCTATGGCTGAGGATGATGCCCTTCGAGCCCAGATGATTTACGATCGAGCAATCGAGGCGAGCTTTAAGGCATATGAAGAGCTCTTGAGCGCAGGTGTCTGTAAAGAGCAGGCGCGCGCCTGTCTGCCCCTGTCACTGATGAGCGAGTGCTTTTGGTCTTGTAGCCTGCACGCGCTCATACACTTTCTCAAGCTGCGTCTCGACCATCACGCGCAGCTTGAAATCAGATGCTTTGCTGAGGCAGTGCGCGAGTCGGTGTCAGCTGTTGAGGGTATGCCTAGGCTCTTGAGTATCGCGCTTGCTTAGCGCCACCCATTACCGGTAGAGCCTGCACGACGATCGGGGCCGACCATGCGCACCGGTCGCCCGAACATCTGAGCGAGTCGGCTCTCGGCTGCTGTGTTGCGATCGCATAGATCATCGAGGATCTGTTTAGGCACGAGGTTGCTCGTCATCACGATCGAGAGCTTCTTAGCCGACCAACGATCATACATTGCGCTGATCATCTCGAGCACCTGCGCCTTGTACCATGCCGACCAGTGACCACCGCCACCCATACCGCCAAGCTCATCGAGGCAGAGCAGGTCGACGCGCTCAAGCATCTCGTGAAAGTCGATGCGCTTGTCTCTGTTAAAGCTCGCTCTGAGGTCGAGCATGTATCCCTCGTGAGTGAGGAATAGTGCGCGCTTGCCGGCAAAGCACGCATGCTTGCCTAGTACATGTAGCATGTAGCTCTTGCCGTTGCCTGGCTTGCCGTACATCATCACGCAAGGTCGATCGATCGGATCAGTGCGCCCATGTAACCAGTCGAGCACAGCACCGACGCGCTCGGCCTGCTCTGGTGTATCCCACTCATAATCGCTCAAGAGATGCTTGTGAGCGACAAAGGGCAGGCGAGCTCGCTCGAGATGCTTGAGCTTCTGCCTGAGCGGGTGACAAGTCGGGCAACGTTTGGCGATGCGCGCCTGTCCGGGCTCGCCCTCAACACTGATCCAACCCTGCTCGCACTCGTCGCAGTATGGCAGAGGCGTCGTCGTTAAGATGCCTGAGCTGCTTACCCACTCGCTCGCAGGAAAGTTTTCTGCATTGATCTCTCTATAGTTTACCATCCATTCGTCGCTTTCGTCGTGTGATCGGTGCCGGTTGCCCAAGCTCGATCGATCTCTTTCATTCGTTGTTGTTGCTCTGTTGTGACTGTGTAGACGTTGCTCGCCTTGGGAGGCGCTGCGGGTGTCGAGATGCTTGGGAGGTGTCCCGAAGCTTGAAGCGTCACCCAGTCGATCGCGCTTTGTGGTGCGATGAGCTCCTGAGTCATCTTGTTAAATAACTCATCACCGATCAAGAGCGCATCGCGCACATCATAGCGTTTGTGGTGCTTGACCTGTCGGTGCACCTCTTGCCGGTACGCGAGGCGATCATCAATGCGCGACACATACCAAAGGCCATCGCGCAGCTCTTCAGTGATCGGCTCAGGCTCGTGCTTATCCCACGCATCATCCCAAGCGCGCTCGAGCGTCTTGTCAGTCGGCTCTTGATCTGAGCAGATTAGTTTTGAGTGTGGGTATGTATGTGGTCGATCGTTGGGCACATGTTGCTTGCATCGATCACACCAGATAGACCCCCTCTCATATTCCCAATAGAGCTCGCTCGGCTCCTCGCGCGCCTCTGGCTCTTGCTCTACCTCTGTATTGAGAGAAGATTGATCTATATTGATATTATATTGATCTATATTGTTATTGGGTGACTTTCTGTCACTACCCTTTGGACTTTCTGTCACTACCCGTGGTGACTTTCTGTCACTACCCTTTGGACTTTCTGTCACTATGGGTGGTGACTTTCTGTCACTATCCTCATGTGTATCATGGTGACTTTCTGTCACTACCTGTGGTGACTTTCTGTCACCGGTGTCATTTTGGGTATGGTGACTTTCTGTCACCATGGGTGGTGACTTTCTGTCACTAATCTTTGTGATGTTGATGGTGATGCTTGCCTTATGGTGTAGCCCGGTCTCTCGCCTCATCAGCTCGCGCTCGATGTAGCCCAGCTCGGCAAGGGTTTGCAGGCTGCGCTTGATATTGCGAGCGCTCATGCTTGTACCTTGCTTCACATCGTTAGTGCTCACTTGGCCTTTCCATGTAGCCCAGTCAACACGAGTCAGCAGGTAAAGCATGATCACCTTTTGTGCAGCTGTAAGATCATCGACTGCCATGATTGACAGGCGAGCAGTCATCTCTTTCATGTGAGCTCCTTGGTGCTAGGGTGTGCATACCTTATACTTATGAATTGTCCTCTCGTCAACACTCAGTCATCTTTCTTTCAAAATCCACTTGACACCAAATAACAAGTCAGTTATCAAAAGATATGTAATCAATCAAAAGGAGGTCAAGTCATGACCCTCAAGTCTCAGCTTCAAGCTGATCTCAAGTTCAACAGATACACTCTCTCCGACCTAGCCAAGGAAGCTGGTCACACCAAGAATCACGTCTATGCGATTCTTAATGGAAAGACTGAGCCCACCCTTAAGGCAGCGATTTGCCTGAGCTATGCAGCCAATCGCCTTACAGACAAGACCTATACGCCAGACATGTTCTTTACCATCACACAGGAGCTCGACAAATGAGCATGACCATTCT